GTCTTCAGCGGCTTTGGCGGCGTACTTGTCGTCCTTGTTCATTGCCGCTTCACGGGATTTGATTTTTTCCCAGACGTCAGCTTTGCCAGACATAAAAAAGAGCATCTGAAGCTCTTTCTCGATTGTCGCGGACTCCATCAGGGCAACTTCGATTTTCATCGCCAAGCCAAGATTGGAGCCCCCGGCTTTCTTGCCCTCCACCATGGCCACGGTGGCCTTGTGCTTGGCGTCAAACAGATCCGCCACCATGGGCGCAAGCGAACCGACATCCTGGGCAGTCTTGGCCGCTTGCTTGACAAGCGAGACTGCTTTTTGGATTCCAGTTAGTGCAGCACCAATGGTGATTGGATCAATCACTTCAGCCTCCGGTCAGCTTCTTCACGAGTTCTGCTGCGAAACCAGGACCAAGTAACACAACAGCGCCAATGCAGTACAGCATATACTCGATACGTTGCATTCTTTTTGCACCTTCAGCAAAACTTGCTTGGATGCCTTCATAACGCTCTGCACAAACTGCTTCATGGGTGTTTAGTCGGGCTGCGGTTTCTGTGATTGTCACGTCGCTCATCAGTATTTCCAATCGGTCATGTATCCGTGCTTTTTCAGCTCGGGGATTTGTTTCTTACAACGCTCCCCTACATCATCACGCACGTTGATGCTTTCAGGAATGTCGATCGTCTTGACTAAATCGTATGCTTCGGCGCAAGCCTCGCTGACCGTTTCGCCCATGCCGCAGGCCACGGCGACATAGTCACCGGCTGTCACGAGGCATTCGATCTCTTTGACTTCACCGTCGATCATGTGGGGGGCTTTGCCGACCATCACTTCGCACAGGTGAATGTGGTCGCTGCCGTCCAAGCCGTAGATGGGATAGCCGCTGTGGTCGCGGCCAGTGGTCTTGGACTTAGGGTAATCCCCAATAGGGATAACGATACCTGTGCAGACATCGTTTGAGACCTTCAGAGTATCTTTGCCCTCGAGAAGGTCACACATCCACTGGACCACGGAGCCTTTGTGCAGGGAGGTTTGGATGTTGAACAGTGGCCAGCCTGGTCGAGTGGTCCACTCAAGGGGCCGGGGCTCACCGTTCTCATCGATAATGAAGGCCAAGTCAACGTAGCCGCGGTGGCCCATGTAAGCTAGGTAATCCTCAAACTTTTTCAAGGTTTCGTTGAACAAGTTGGACTTTTTGACGTACTTAAGTACAGTGCCTTGCTCACCGGTGTTGCAGCCGTAGTTGCTGCTCATGAGCTTCTTGTGCTCCCAGTTCTCGCAAATGTGCTGTGTGAACCCGTTGGGTCCCATCCAGCCGCCCACGGCAACCTCGATGCCGGGCACAAACTCTTGCAAGATAAAGTCGAGTTTGTTCTTGCCTTTGGACTTCCAACGCTCGAGCATGAAGATCATGTCGGCAGCCGACGAGCTGACGTAAGAGAGCGCTTTGTCGGCGTCGCCGGAGGGCTTGGACACGTAGCGCTTGGGGTTAGCCTTTACAAAGTCGATGGCTTCGTTGTAGGTCTTGAACTCTTGTGATGGCATCACGTTCAGACCACCGCGCTTCATGACCTCCATGCCGTAGTCACGGTCCAACTCGAGCTTGGCTCCCAGCATGTTGGTCCCGAAGATCGGGTAACCGTCTTCGTTGAATTTCTCGAGGTCGCGCATTTCGTAGGCGTTGTCGGACAACACAATGATGTCGGCCCACTTCATGTGGGGTTGCCACTGAGAAACACGCTCGATCAGCCCACGGGCGATCTTGGAGTGGTTGCCGTTGATTGGGCGAATCCACTGCTTCACTTCATGCCCTTCCAGGATGCAGCGAAGCCCAAAGTCAACCAGTGCGCCAGCGGGGTCTAAGAGTAGGATGTTCATTCTGCCACCGCCATTTCACCAACACCAGCACCAATTTGACTTGATATTCTGATGGCAAGTTGATTGATTTGTTTCTTTGTTGGATTGGGGCCCATGGCTTCAACGGCGCGCTGAACATCTTTATTCAGTCGTCCGATTTGCTCTGGGTTTAAAAGGTTACCTGATTCCAACATAGGTTTGAGTTTATTCCAGTTGTCGACCAATTTGGCAGGACTTGAACGGGACATAAACTGACGAACTGCATCAGGCATTGCCGCGCGACCCTTGTCGTCGAGGAGTTTGCCAACAGTTTTTAACGTCTTCATGTCAGCATTCTTGATGGTGTTCTCAAACAAGACTGCGTTCACGTCACCCGCATTGATGGTGCTGGAAATTTTTTGCTCGTATGCGGATGCTTGCTTGCGGACATTTTCCAAAGCGGCGGCCCGATCAGCGGCCAGTTTTTCTTCTCGTGCGCCAAGAGCCTCACGAGTGAGTTTACCCTCGCCTGTTTTGACGCCAACAGCAGCACCCCTAGCCTTCTCGGTCAGGTTTTTAATGGTGGCAGAAAACTCACGTCCGTACCCCTCGATGCCAGCTTCTTTCATCCACTCTTGATTCTTGGGGTTGTTCAACCAGCGCTCAGTCTTGGCGGGGTCACCACCCAAGGCATACAGCTCGTTGTTGACGTGTTGCTTGGCCAAACGCTGAACCGTGGCGGTGTCGCCACCAAGAGCCTGGGTCAGGTCTTTGACGGACTGAGTTGACTTAAATATGGTTTTGCCCACGCCCTGGGGGTCAGTGGTCAGTTTGTCGCGGATCAAATTGCTGGTCTTGGTAACACCCGATATTTGGCTATCGGTGAACTCCTCGAGCAGCTTTGAGCCTTCTTGGTATGACCTTTTGGCTTCACCATAAGTGCCAGCCCAATCTTCGACGCCTTTACGCAGAACACGGCGCATCTCAAGTGCCAGTTCTTTGTTGATTGCTTCGTAGCCTTGTGGAGGTTGCCCTTTGGCGGCTTCACCTAGCTTGCGAATGACGTTGTCAACAACCAATGCGTCGACTGGCACTTTTTCAGTTCTTGTCTCAGGATAGGGGTCCATAACCGTGACCTTGCGGGTCCCTTGGATCTCATCCAGAACATCTTGAACTGCTTTTTCTTGCTCTTTGCCCAATGCACGAACTTGACCCATTTCTTCCGTGGGTTTCATCATCGAGCGGAGCTTGTCGATTGCTGCCTTGCCAGCGTCCGACGCATCCCAGAAACGGCCTTCTCGTTGTTCACCTCGAGCAAAGTCAAGAAATTCTTTGAGCTTGGTCTGGTACTGAGCGCCAATTTGTTGCCTGAGAGTTTGCTCCCGGCCAACCAAGAGACCTTGGGCTTCCGCGCCCAATTCGCTGGGACTCACTGGCTGCAATCCAGTCAGTTGAGCAGCAGCCTCGTTTGTGGCTTGTTGCTCGGCAGCTTTGGCCTTTGAGACCTCGCCGCGCATTGCCGCGACTCTTTCGCGCTGCTGTTGAACCGCTTGAGCGTGTTTAGCCTCGATTGCGGCCTTTTGTGCTTCAGCTTGAGCACGACTGGCTTCAACAGCGCCAGCGGCTCCTTGGCGAACCGACTGGGCCACTTGTTCTTCTGCTGCCCGACTTGGCGCAGCACCGCCTCGAAGGACATCTTGGGCCGATTGAGGTAAAGTTTCGCCCGGCTTGGACAATGCCGACAAACCGGCACGAACTTTGTAAGGAAGCTGACTGTAAAGAGCTGCGCCAACACGTTCGATTGCTGGCGTGACGCCTTTGCTGACAGTTTGAGTAAGCGTATTTGCACCAGGAATTGGCACAGCGCCGGCAAGCATTTGAGTGCCAGGACCAAACCCAAGGTCTTTAGCACCTTGACTGAGAACCCCACCAGCAAACCCCAACGGAATCGCGGTAGTGCCACCAACCACTGCACCAGGAGGGCCACCGGTCACAAGACCAATACCTGCCCCAATGGGTGCAGCAATCGCAGCACTTTCACCACCGGCTTCCAAATAAGCAGGAATCCCGGAGAACTGAGCAGGACGATTCTTGCCAAACAATTCTTGCGTTTTTACGTCGGCTTGTTGCTGTTGCGCCATCCGTTGCCGGGCCAAATCTTTGAATCTGTCCATCAATGATGGACTAGATGGTTGAGCAGCAGGTTGAGCAACAGGTTGATCAACAGGTGCAGCAGATGTCAATCCAAAGCGTTGACGAATTGCAGCCTGGGTCTGTGGGTTAGCCGAAGTGTAGTCAGCACTCGACGCAACATGCTTGTCAAAGATAGCTTGCTTGGTCGCTTCGTTGGCCCCAATGTAATTGGGGTCGTTAAGAATTTCGGCTGGTGTTGGCATGGTTTATTTCAGCAAAGGGTTGGACATATCAACGCCAGTGGCTGCTGCGGGTTTAGCAGCAGGTGCAGCAGTTGGTCTAGGAGCTTCAAACCCCGGCATACCAACAGAGCCCATGATCTTCTCGTAGTTGTCGCCAAAATACTTCTTGGCATCCTTCTGACGGAACTCGGGCAACCCTGAATTAGCCTCGTCCAAACCGTTGAAAATGATGCGCCATTTTTCTTGCTTGGTTTCTTCAGTGTCACCAGCAATTGGCATTGTCTTGAGCAGCTCTTTGATCTGGACGTTGGTGGGTTTACCACCGCCTTGACGAGCAGATGCCAAGTCAAACGCAATACCCAAAAGCAAAGCATCATTCTTTTGCAGGTTTGGTGGAGTTTCTTTGCGCTCGAGGTAAGCCGCGGAAGCATCAATGATGCCGTCAATCTTCTTCTCGTTGGTAAGAAGAATAGAGCCAGCAGGAACTTGACCGGGTTTAACTCCCTTGAACAATTCTGAAGAACGGAACAGGCCAGTGCCGACGTCTTGCGCCAAGATTTTATTCATGCGCTCTTGCGTCGCGGTTTCGCCTTGGCGACCAGGATGCTTCAGTCCTTCAGTCCATTCAGTAAAGCCTTTAGGTGTGCCACCACTCTTCAGCGTTTGATCTTTGTAAGCGTCGTAATCTGTTTTTGCTTGTCTTTCACGATCAACTTTCAGATTCTCAAGCACTCGGCGCGAAGAAGCTAAAGCTGCATTGCTATTTGCATTGTTGGCTTCAGCTCTATCTTTTAGATTTTTAACAGCTTCAGTCGAATTGGTGGCCAATTGATTGATGATTGGCACAAATTGACTGTCCGGCAATGCCAGAATGTCTTTAACGCGTGGGTCATCACCGGCCAAAGTGGAAATCATGGCGCGCGCATTTTGGATGCTTCGAAGATCGCCAGGTTTGGCCGTCACCGCGGCATCGGTCAAAATCTTTTGAACTTTTTGAGCAGACTCTAAGTCTTCTTTGCGTGACTTGTGAACAGCTTCTTCTCGTTTGACAAGTTCACCATAAGTGCGGTCAGCATTTTTGTAAAGCTCACCAGCTTCAGTGACAAAACCTCCACCTTGTAAACGATCAGCAAGTTGCACATCACGCATCATTCGAGCGCTCATTCCCTTAGAAAGAGCATCGAGTGAAACAAAAGGATCTCCGGCATTTGGATTTACCACTCCTTCTTTCGGAGGGGTTGCCATCGCATTCATTGTCTGAACAGGACCAGCAGCGCCAGGAACACCCGCTTGACCAGGTACGCCGGGAGGCATTGCACCAGCGGTTTCGGGAGCACCTGGAGGAACTGCACCGGGAGCAGCTGGTGCAGCTCCACCGCCACCCATGATTTCCATGAATTTCCGAGTGCGTGCGATGTCAAGTTGTTTAGCTTCGGTCTCGACTTGGCGATATTTGGCCAAAGCCTGGTAGTCGGCAATTTGTTGCTTTTGCAACTCGAGGGCTGTAGGCTGCGCGGCAATTTGCCCACGCAAAAGCTGTTGATTCAGAGCACCCGTTGCCAGAT